ACGGATAAGGTCATAGTTAAATTCTTGAATAGATTGATTTTGACGTAAAAATGAATTAATTAAAAGACGGACAGACTCAACCCATCCTTCACGAGTATCTGGAATTTCATAGGTAGAAACTGGCTCTGTAGGGGCATAAATAGGCATTTGCTTATCTTGTCCCAGGGTATCAAACCCTACTCCAATTCCTAACATTAAAGCATCCATTACCCAAGCAAAAAGGGCACCTGGATCATTACGATCAATGTCACGGGTAGAAACCATTGCACAATTTTGTAGTGAGGCTGAGTTTCTTTTCTCCATAGTCATTGGAGTTCCAAAAGCCCAAAGACCTCTGCCTGGAGGTGTCCACTTTAATTCAAACATTCTTTGGAATGCTTCTTGTGCTGACTTCTGAGCCTTGTAGTCATTCCAAGGTAAGCGGTTTTCTTTGGCATGGTTCTTCTGTACTGAATACATACCCTCGATTACACGACGACAAACTTCATGCCAACGTTCCTTAGTTCCATCCTCCTTCATGCGAGAATAAGTACGGATAAATGTAATTTCTCCTAAAGAGTTTTCTGCTGCATCCTTAAAACCAAATGGGCTTGGAGCAGAAATATATTTATCTACAAAATCTTCTGGAAGTCTAAAACTAAAAAAATCTGACATGTGTATCGTCCTTTCAAAAACGGAATAGTCTTAAGTATAGCAGAGTTTTCAAAAAAGTAAAACTCTACCTAAATGTATTGTTGAGAGTTAAGTAAAAACTAATTCAGTAACAGAATTAGTGGATCCAGTGTTGCGGAACCATAATCTTTTCACCACTCTTGACAAGGTGTGCAGTGTGATGATAAGGTGGTGATGGAGGAAACACGATAATACTTCCAGCCTTTGGCTTAACAAAAAAATCATAAGCAGTTTTATCTGCATTTTCAAAATCTGAATCTGGAGTTGGACCTTGAATAGGACCCTTTGGATCTCTGATTGTAAAAGAAATTTCTCCACCCTCATAATCATCATTAAGGTACATTACAAAAGAAACCTTAAGTCTTTCGTCTCCTTCTTGCTGATCAAAGTGTGCGCCCATAAATGTTCCTGCTTGATACTTTTTAATTGGATACTGAGGAAATAGTTTTGGCTCTTCTGTAATACCGTGTGCTGCAGCGTAGTCTCTTGCTACATCATCAAATGCCTTTTGTAAAGTGTTATAAATATACTTATTTTTTTCATCAGTGTCAGGAGTTAAAGCAATAGTTTTGTCTGTTCCATAGATATACTCTTGGCCACTACACGCCATCCATTCACCCCAAGGATCCTTGTTGTCATTCTCAATTGCCTCAACTAGTTTCTTTGGGTCTTCAATTACGTTTGTGTAATAGTAAACCTTCTCTTCAAGTATTTCTCTGTCCATTTTATATCTCCTTAGAATTTATTCTGTTCGTAAAAGCCTGTAATTTTTATAAAACCTACCGTAACATAACGAATAGGTCCTTCTCCTACAAAACGAACTCCATGTTCATACTCTTCATTTCCTGGGAAAAGAAGCAATGTTCCTGGTGTTGGTCTTAAGTCTGAATTTTCTTTATTCTTAAAGAATAGAGTTCCATCCTTATAGTCATCATTGATATACAGTATAGCAGCATATTTAATTGATGGGTCTGTGTGCTGATCTGTGTGTGCTTTTAGTTCTACTCCTGGCTGCATTCTTTGCAGAGTTCCGAAGCCAGCAAGTTCTAGACTCCTGTCTGATAAAGATATTAAATCTCCAAGTCTTACCTGAAGAGTCTTGCTAATCTCTTCATGTGTAATGTCTAGGTTTTTATCTTCCCATCCCTGGGTTATTTCAAATTTGCCTTCAGCAACTAGGTTTTCAACATCGTCTCTTCCAAACTTTTCCATACAGAATCTAGCAAGGTTCTTAGTATATTCTATAGACCAGTCTTCGTTAGGAGTTGTTTTAATTATATTTAACAATGTATCTAGTTCATTATCTTTTAAGAAGTCCTTAATAAATAAAATACCATCGTGAAAAACTTCAGTATCATAGCCAGCATCATCAAATTCTTTCTTTAAAAATACGTCCATCTACTTTTCCTCTAACTTGTACTTGTTTCCAGCAGCATCTAACTTCCAGCCTTCTTTTAAAAGTTCTTGCCATTCGGCTCTTTCAATTTCTTGCTTTGCTCTAGTCTCTTTCATTTCTGCAGCCCACTCGTCTCTTAGTTCTTGTGGATAGTCTGACTCTTCTCTATCATCCCAGAAAGATCCAATGGTATATCTTACCCCGCTTGTGATAAGTGATACTTCGTGCATGTTATTAAATCCTCCGTCAAACACAGCAAGCATTCCAACTTTTGGTTGAATCTCTATATCTTGTGATGGGAACTTAAGTAGTCCACCTTCAAAATTATCGTTTAGATATAAAAACCCTGCATATCTACTTCTTGTAAATGCTCCAGATTTTCCATGCTCATCTGTATTATCAGAGTGAATTCTTGCATATGCTCCAGGTTCCCACTTTTGTGTATGGTAGCCAATCTTAGAAATTATCTTTGGATCTAAGTCGTGAACAGAGGCAATGGCTTCTGGCATTTTGCTTTCAATATCTGAAAAAATGGTTGGAACTAATCCAGCATCAAGTACTTCCTGATCATTGTCTTGTGGAAGAACAGAAGAGTATGATTCGTAGAAGGATATGGGCATCCAAGAGATTTTTCCGTTATCTGCCTGAGCATCTAACGCCTGTATCATTTTTTGACAAGTCTCTTCATCAATAAAGTTTTCATAAACAACGATGTCTTTTGTAATTCTCTTTTTATTTTCTAGGTTCATTTTATTCTCTTTTCTTTATCAGCATTCATTTTATTTGGATGAGCATCTCTAAATTTTTGCATAATGTCTGGCTGCATATCTTTCCAAACATCTTTTCCAAATTCAGCCTCTTTCTCAAACCATTCATCATCACCAATTTCATATTTCATCCAATACATTCTGGAAATATATTTCTTTTCTCCCTTTGCTGGCATCACACCATGTAGGTAGACCTGACCTTCTTTAGTTAAAATGTCTGGATGTCCAGATGGAAATATTAAATAGTCTCCCGCTTCTGGCTTATACATATAGGCTTCTCCATCAACAATAAAGTCAATCTCTCCACCTTCATAGTCATCGTTAAAATATGTTAAAGCAGTGATACCAAACTTGTATCCTGGACTTACGATTGGCTCTCTAATAAAGTCAGAATGGTATGCCATTGCTAAAGGATCTTCTATGTCTGTCTTATATCTTGCTATCGCTGGTCCGTTAGTTGTCCAAAGGTTAAAAGATTCTCCTTCACGATTTACCAAGACAGTATCTTTATTAAACTCAACACTGTTTTTATTAATATAGTCTTGTGTTGCTAGGTGAAAGTTTTCAAAGACCTCTAAAACTGCAAGTTTTTGGGCTTCTTCATTTTCTGTCTTTGTCTCTATGTTCCTAATTTCTTCAATACTCATCGTGTGTGGATAATCTTTAAACAATGGATTCATGTACTCTCCGAAATGAGACCACTTTGTCCAAGGACTAAAAATAGCATCTTCGTTTTCGTCTTTTAATATCTCAAGTGTCTTAGTGATATCCTTAAAAAGATTCTTGTATACAAATATCTTTGGATAAAGTTCAATATGCTCTAGGAGTTTTTCTGTCATGGCTTTCTGTCTCCTGTGTGCTCTGTTATCTCCCAGAAGAATGGACATGTGTATCTAATACCACTCTTAATCTCTGTTACTCCGTGAACATAATTCATATCCCCTGGGAAAAAATACGCTGCTCCCTTTTTAGGTTTAAACTGTACACCCTGTAGTGGGAAGTATAACTCTCCACCTTCATAGTCCTCATTTAAATAAAACAGGCTTGAAAGATCATAGTTTGGAAAATCATTTGGAAGTCCAGCATCTGGGCCTTCGTGTAGTTCCTTGTCTGCGTGAGGGTTCTGAAACTGGCCTGGAAGCCATCTGACGATAGTTGTACCAGTAGGGATAACCTTTACCTTATAGAACTCTTCAACGATTGGCTTAAGCCTTTGAAACAGGCCTGCAATTACTGGAGCGATTGTTGGATCATTTTTATCTAAAGTTGGACTAGTGGCTACTCTATCTTTCCAGTACTCAGAGTCATACACAACTGTTCCATTTTCGTTAACGTGG